GACAATGCACAAGAAGCATTTACTGCACGTTACACCCACGAAACCATTGCGATGGGCTTCTCCATCACAGAGGAAGCTGTGGAAGATAACTTGTATGACAGCCTGTCTTCACGTTATACCAAGGCTCTGGCCCGTGGTATGGCTTACACAAAGCAAGTTAAGGCCGCTTACGTCCTGAACAACGCTTTTGCTGGCGGCCCTACATACGGCGACGGTCAGGTGTTGTGCTCTACAGCACACCCCTTGGTTTCCGGTGGTACAAACAGCAACCGTCCTGCCACAGCAGCTGACTTGAACGAAACTTCGTTGGAAAACGCAGTTATTCAAATCGCCGCTTGGACAGACGAGCGCGGTTTGCTCATCGCTGCCAAGCCTAAGAAGTTGGTCGTTCCTCCAGCAAACATGTTCGTTGCAACTCGCTTGCTCGAAACTGAATTGCGTGTTGGTACAACTGACAACGACATCAACGCATTGAAAAACAATGGTTCTATTCCTGAAGGTTACACCGTTAACCACTTCTTGACAGACCCCAATGCTTGGTTCTTGTTGACTGACGTGCCTAACGGCTTGAAGCACTTCGTGCGCACCCCTATGAGCACTGGAATGGACGGGGATTTTGATACCGGCAACGTTCGTTACAAAGCCCGTGAGCGTTACAGCTTCGGCGTGTCTGACCCACTGGGTATCTTCGGTTCACCCGGAGCCTAATATTTCTTCGGAAATATTTGAAGAGGGGCCTTGTGCCCCTTTTTCTTTTGTTGTATATTGTTCTCAATCCGGGCTTTCCGGTGCATCAAACTGTCCCGGCAGACGTACATACCGATTGATGCACTTAACTTGTATGTAAGGAATACATCATGGGATTCGCAACTCACCTCGGCCCTTGGCTGCTTGGCACTGTCAAAGACACAACCGGCACTACTGCTGGCACAGTTCGCAACACCGGCGCAACTCAAGTTACTCAACAAATCACTCTGGTCGCTGGCTCCGCTGTGACTTGCTGGATTCCAGCAGGTTCTATCATCAGCAACGTGCAAGCCTACATGACTACCGGCGCTGCTGGCACACCTAACGTGACTGTTGGCGGAACCATCATTGGTACTGTTTCTACAGCAGCTGGTTTAAACAATCTGGTTGTGACCGCAGCCAACGTAGGCACTATGGCTAACGTAGGTGCTACCGATGCTCAGTTAAGTTTCACCGCAACCGCAGCCTCTGCTGGGGTGTTGAGCGTAACTTACACAGTACGCAACTCAGACGGCTCTTCTTTCCCAGCTTCTGCTTAATTGATCTAGGGGGCTTCGGCCCCCATTTACAAGGAGATTGATTATGGCTATGCAAGGTGACGTAAGTTCAACACACAGAAACTCAACTGGTTCTGTGTATGTGGGCCGCACTCGTGTTAAAGGTTTTTCAATTTGTGCCACAGCAAGCACTGCTGGAACTTTATTGTTAAGAGATGGCGGCGCGAGTGGCACAGTATTGATTGAAATTGACATCCCATCAAACTCAAACCCAAATTCTTTTTATGTGGCGATACCACAGGAAGGGGTGCTGTTTGAAACGGATGTTTATGCAACATTAACAAACATTGCGTCAGTGACGTTTTTCTATGGCTAAAAGTCCAGCATGGCAGAGGAAAGAGGGCAAGAACCCCAAAGGTGGTTTGAACGCCAAGGGTCGCGCCTCCGCGAAAGCGCAAGGCATGAACTTGAAACCTCCCCAGCCGGAAGGCGGCTCCCGCAAAGATTCATTCTGTGCGAGGATGGAAGGCATGAAGAAGAAGCTAACCTCCGCCAAAACCGCCAAAGATCCAGACTCACGCATCAACAAATCGCTTAGAGCATGGAAATGCTAGATCTCAATACAGTATGGTCAACAGTCTTAACAATTCTTGTCGGCTTGATTGGCTACATAATGAACGAAAAGTTCAGAGAACTTGCTCGCATCAGCATTCTCTTGAACAAAACTCGCGAGGAGGTCGCACGTGATAACGTTACTCAAGCAGAAGTTGAGCGGATTACTGATCACATTGACCAGCGCTTTAACAGGCTGGAAGAAAAAATTGACCAACTTATTCGCCAAAAAGGATAAATGATTATGTCAAATGGTAACCCTGCGCCCCCACCACCCCCACCACCCCCACCATCCAGAGACGAAGGTTCTCCAAATTTTGGCGGGGAATCTTCATCATTGGGGAGTAGACTTCGTGAAGCCATGAGCGTTCCTCTTGGCGGCGGAAAGCTAGAGCCAGCTAAAGTTGGCAAAGGCTATGGCGTTCGTTGGAGTAAAAGTTTTAATAAAGGCGGCAAAGTTAGCCCTGCTTCTAAGCGTGCTGACGGCATTGCCCAGCGCGGTAAAACTAAAGGTCGGTACTTGTAATGCCAAGTAGCTCTAAAAAGCAACACAATTTCATGGAAGCGGTGGCTCACAACCCATCGTTTGCCAAGAAAGCAGGCGTCCCACAGTCTGTGGGCAAAGATTTTTCCATGGCTGATAAAGGCCGTAAATTTGCAAAAGGTGGCGATATGAAACACGAAGACGTAAAGATGGACAAAAAGATGATGCAGAAGGCCGTGAACAAACACGAAGGCCGTTTGCACAAAGGCTCAGCTATGACCAAGCTTGCCTCTGGTGGGTTTACACGCTCTGCTGATGGCATTGCTTCTAAAGGCAAAACCAAAGCCAAGCAAATCAAAATGAACTACGGCGGAAAGTGCTGAGTCATGAAAAAATATGCTGAAGGCGGCATTTATACTGCTGAAATGGGCCAGCCGCCCATGAATCCTGAAAGTGCTCCCCCTTCTAAGAAGCCAGCGCCCAAGGCTCAGCCCCCTAAAAAGTCTGTCCCAAAAGACACCGTGTTCCGTGAAGGAATGCCTGTCCCGCAAGACGTCGATGGCGGCTCTGCTCCCCGTAAAAAGAAAATGGCTTCTGGTGGCTACACACGAGCAGCTGATGGTATTGCCCAGCGTGGTAAAACACGCGGAAAGATGTGCTAAATCATGTTAGCTAGCCGTGGCATGGGGGCCATATCCCCAAGTAAAATGCCCAAAGGCGTGAGAAAAGCACGCCGGGATGATACTGACTTCACGCAGTACGCTGAAGGCGGTAAGGTTGGTTTGTATGCCAACATCCATGCTAAACGTGCTCGCGGCGAAAAGATGCGTAAGCCCGGCCAGAAGGGTGCGCCCACTGCTCAGGCTTTTATTGACTCTGCAAAGACGGCTAAAAAATGACCACTACCGGATCCACCCTCTTTAATATGGACTTCACGGAGATTGCCGAGGAAGCGTGGGAGCGAGCCGGTCGTGAAATGCGTTCAGGCTATGACTTGCGTACAGCACGCAGATCAATGAACCTGATGACCATTGAGTGGCAGAACAAAGGTATCAACATGTGGACCATGGAGCAGGGCGTTATTAACCTGACTCCCGGCCTGTCTACATACGCATTACCTACAGATACCATTGATTTGTTGGAGCAGGTTATCCGTACTGGTCAGAATACATCGTCTACACAGGCTGATTTGACCATCACACGTATTAGTGTTTCTACTTATGCAACCATCCCCAACAAACTCCAGCAAGCTCGCCCAATTCAAGTCTGGATTCAAAGACTCTCTGGCGAAGTTAACCCAACGTCTTCTGTTTTGGCGTCAGCCATCAATTCCACAGACACCACGATCACGCTTAACTCGGTGGTTGGGCTAGCCGGAGCTGGATTTATTCGTTTAGACAACGAAGATATTTACTACACATACGTCACAGGCAATACCCTTGGTGGCGTGTTCCGTGGCCAGAACAACACAACCGCAGCCTCTCATTTGATTAGCACTGCCGTGTATGTGCCCCAGCTTCCTGCTGTAACTGTCTGGCCAACTCCAGACAACTCTACGCCATATCAGTTTGTGTACTGGAGACTTCGCCGCGTTCAGGATGCTGGTTCCGGTATTGAGACGTCGGATATGAACTTCCGTTTCCTACCCGCTTTGACCGCAGGCTTGGCGTATCACATTGCCGTCAAAGTGCCAGAATTAATGCCGCGCATACAGATGCTCAAGCAGATCTACGACGAAACATTTGAGACTGCCGCTGGCGAAGACCGTGAAAAGGCCGCTGTTAGATTTGTACCCCGTCAGATGTTTATCGGTGGGAGTATGTAATGGGTAACCGATTCGCATCCGGCAAGATTGCGATTGCTGAGTGTGATCGCTGTGGACAGCAGTACAAATTAAAGAAGCTTAAGACCGAGGTCATTAAGCAACGACAGTATCAGTTATTGGTGTGCCCAGAATGCTGGGATCCAGACCAGCCGCAGTTAATGCTCGGCACGTTCCCAGTAGATGATCCGCAGGCATTGCGTAACCCACGCAGAGATACAACCTATGTGACATCTGGTGTAAACGCTAACGGCAATCTTTCAGGTGGTTCACGGGACATCCAGTGGGGGTGGCAGCCGGTGGGTGGGGCTAGTTTAAATGATGCTGGAATCACACCAAACTACTTGATAGCCACCACATTTGTAGGTACAGTCTCTATATCTTAAGGAGTTTAAACATGGCATTCACACGATCAGCAGATGGCATCGCCAAGCAAGGCAAAACCAAGGGTAAAAACCTTGGTGACAGCGGCCCTACAGTGGGCGAAATGTCTGGCGGTAAAGGCAAGGGCGGCGGTAAAACCAACGCCAACATGAAAGCAATGGGCCGTGGTTTGGCTAAGATTGCAGCACAAAAGCGAGGCTAATCATGGCAACATTCAGCAAGAAATTAATGGGTAAAGAAGTTGGCGACGCCAAGGTCTATGCCACTCCACACACAATGACTGGCAAGGTTGTTAAAGCTTCTACCAATCCCGGCAAAGAGTCTGAGATTGGCAGCACAGATACAATGCGCATGAGTCTTGGCAACTACAACAACGCGAAAAACAGACCTGACACCAAAAC